TTGTTGATTTTAAGGAAACATCAACATTTATTTTTGAAGCAACTTTGTTTCAGTTAGAAAAAGGATTATCAGCCACTGAGTTTGAGCATAGACCGTATGGGATGGAGTTGAGTCTGTGTCAGAGGTATTGTTATATTCCAGCAGACGGTAGCATTACCTCAGGAGGAGTTATTGCTACTGGAGCAGCATACACTTCAGGAAATAATAACACTCCGCTTTATCCAAAAGTAACTATGAGAGCTGTCCCTACTTTAACTCAAAACACTGGTAGTGGTTATTATGTCTACTATTATAATGCAACTAGTTCATCAACAAGTTCCTTAACATTAAGCGGAGCATCTACTAATGATTGTATTATGCTTTACAGTGGTGCTTCTACAGCTACAGGCGCTGCTCTTGATTTAAGAATGAGCAATGCAAACGCTAAACTTATATTAAGTGCGGAATTATAAAATGTATAAATTAATTTTAGATCCAACAACAAATAACATTGATGTTGTTAAACGTATAGCAGATAACGCTTACATACCATTTGACGAAGCCAACAGAGACTATCAAGAATACTTAGAGTGGTTGGCTGAGGGCAACACACCAGAGCCAGCAGATTAATTAACAGGAGATATAAATGGCAGATACCACAACCACAACTTATGCTCTGGTAAAGCCAGAGATCGGCGCATCCGAGGATTCTTGGGGCCAAAAAATCAATGACAACTTAGATGACATTGATGATTTGCTCGATGGGACAGAAGCCGTTACAGGAATTGATATTGATTCTGGCACGATTGATAACGCAGTTATTGGCGGCACAACGCCAGCGGCTGGAACGTTTACAACTGCAAACGCCACAACGCTACAAATTGGCGGCACATCGATCACCGCGACAGCAGAAGAGCTAAATCATTGTGATGGCGTTACGTCAAATATACAAACTCAATTCAATGCGCTATCTACGTTAGATCAAATAAAAGATGCGCTTAATCCAGTTGGATCAATTTTTACAACGGTAACTAATTATGCTGACTCGGCAGCAGTAGTTGCTGCAATGGGCGGAACAACATGGGTTAGATTTGGAGCTGGAAGAGCTTTAGTTGGTTACGACGCAAGCGATACAGACTTTGACGCCGCAGAAGAAACTGGTGGTACTAAAGATGCTATTGTTCCTCAACACAATCACACAGCTAGTACTGATTCAACAGATTCAGGACACCAGCATAACTATATATACAGAGGAACTACAGCGGTACAAAGTGGAAGTTCTACTCCTTGTTGGTTTAGCACTTCTACTCAATCTACAACTGTAGGTTACGCAAACATTACTTCAACAACTACAGTAGATAACGCAGGTGAATCAGCAACAGGTAAGAACTTACAACCGTACATAACAGTTTTTATGTGGAAGCGTACAGCATAAGGAAAAATAGATGGCATTGATTCCATTAAAGCTACCGCCGGGCGTCTATAAGAACGGCACAGAGTTTGAGCAATCAAACAGATGGCGTGACGCAAGTTTAGTGCGTTGGTCTGAGGGCAGTATGCGCCCAGTTGGTGGATGGGCAGACTTCGTAACGTCTGGGATTGCCGCCGCGCCAAGAGGAATGCACGGATGGAGAGATATATTCGGCAACAACAATCTAGCGGCTGGAACTTACGAGAAACTGTACGTAATCAGCTCTGCTGGAACCGTTACCGATATTACGCCAACATCTTTCACTGCTGGTCGAGAGAGCGCAATTCAGAATACTGGATACGGCGGTGGTTTGTATAACGCCGGATACTACAACACGCCTCGATCTCCATCATCAAACTGGTTGCCAGCGACGACTTGGTCAATTGATAACTTTGGCGAGGATTTAGTTGCGTGTTCAACGTCAGATGGGAAACTTCATCTATGGGATGTTAACGGTGGCGGTATTGCCGCACCCATATCCAACGCACCAACAGATAATGAAGCATTAATTGTCACCGAGGAGAGATTCTTGTTTGCCCTTGGAGCTGGAGGAAATCCGCGAAAGATACAGTGGTGCGATAAAGAAAACTTAACGTCATGGACGCCAGCGGCAACAAATGAGGCTGGTGACATTGAGCTGCAATCATCTGGATCAATTCGATCTGCAATTAGGATTAGAGGCAGGACTTTAATAGTTACTGACGTTGACGCTCACTTGGCTACTTATCAAGGGCCGCCGTATGTATACGGATTTGAGCGCGTTGGCTCTGCCTGCGGCACTGAATCACCAAAGTCATTGGTTGCGGTTGATCAAGCTGCATTTTGGATGGGGCAAAAAGGATTCTTTTTCTTTGATGGATCAATCGTAAAAGAGCTTAACTGCGAAGTTAGCGATCATATATTCCGAGATATAAACACAAACCAAATCAGTAAAGTATACGCCACGCATAACAGCCGCTTTTCAGAAATCTGGTGGTTCTATGCTAGTGAAGATTCTACAGAGAACAATCGTTATGTTTCATACGATTACAAAGACAATATATGGATGATTGGCGAGCTGTCTCGAACGGCTGCTATTGATACCGGTATTTTGCGTTATCCAATATGGGCTGGCGCAGATGGCGATTTGTATTTTCAAGAATATGGATTTAATCACGACGGCGCAACGCAATTTGTTGAATCTGGGCCGATAAGCCTTGGTAATGGTGATAACATTATGCACGTTACTGATTTAATTCCAGATGAGTTAACTCAGGGCGACGTAAACGCCAAGTTTAAAACTAGGTTTTATCCTAACGGCACAGAAAGCGAGTTTGGATCATTTACAATGGCTAATCCAACAAACGTTAGATTTAGTGGCAGACAAATAAGAATGAGAGTTGAGACTACGGTCAATAATGATTGGCGAGTTGGCACGATGCGAATCGAGGCCAAGGCTGGAGGCAAACGTTGAGCGGCCCTCCACCATTAGGCGGCAGCTGGCGAGAATGGGCCGAGCGTCTTAATAACTATATTTCTAGAACAAGGAATAAGCTAGACTTTAAATTAACTGGCGATTCTGCGTCTGAAGATGGCATTATGCTTTGGGACGCATCAATAAATCATATGGTTTTATCGACAGATGGCGCCTTTCAGCCTATTCCATACGGCGAGAACTCATACGGTTATTTTGTAGATTTTACTAATCAGACTGCGTCTGGAGCCGATACAGCCACAGCAATAACTTACAATACAAGCGCATCGTCGCATAATGTGTCTATTGACGGAACCGATGCAAGCAAGATTGTGTTTGCTAAGTCTGGCATATATCGATTGAATTTTAGCGCTGAGATTACTTCAAGTTCAGCCAGTACGGTTACGTTTTATTTCTGGCCTCGAGTTAACGGCGTTGATGTAGCCAACTCAACGATGGTGACTACGCTGCACAACAATGGGCAAAAGAAAATAATAAGCAGATCTGGCGTTTTTGATGTAAATGCCAACGATTATTTGCAATCAATGTTTGCCGTAGATAGCACAAGTGGCTCTTTATCAACGACTGCGGCAACTGCATTTTGCCCGTCATCGCCATCTGTAACGCTATCTGTGGCTGAACTGTATGTGCCATGAATGTTACTGAAAAGCTGGTCGAATGCAGGAAGTATATTGATGACGCTCTCGCTTATAGCGGTGGTACACATACTTTCGATGATATTGTTCTTGGCGTTCTTAGCTATAGGTACCAATTTTGGCCTCTTGATGATGGCTGTTGCATTACTGAAATCATTGAGTATCCGCGCAAAAAAGTGTTTCACGTTTTTCTAGCTGGTGGTAGGCTTGAACAAATTACAGCCTTAAACGAGCCATTTGCTGAGTTTGCCAAGGCAAACGGATGCTCTTCGTTAACAATAGCCGGTCGTAAGGGCTGGGAAAAAATATTAAATAAACTTGGATGGGAGTTCGAGTTTACAACGCTTAAAAGGGAGATATAAATGAGCGGCGGCGGTAAAGGCGGAAAACAAACAACAACCAGCAGTGTACCAGCTTGGGTTCAAGCGCCAGCAGAAAGAAACATTGCTAGAGCTGAGCAAGCACAAAAAGTTGGTTATATGCCCTTTTATGGGCCTGACGTTGCGGCATTTAATCCAACACAGCAGGCGGCTTTTAATTCAAATATTGCAGCTGCCGAGGCGTTTGGAATGGTTCCACAAGGATCATTAACTGCTATGCAGGGCATGGCGCCAACGCCTAATACCTATGCAGGAGGACTGCAGGCGTATTCATCTGGCGCTTTGTTTGACCAAGCACTAGCTGAGTTAGAGGCAAGAAGGCCGGGCCAAGTGGCGCAATACAACAAAATGTTTGTTGATCCATTTAGTGGAGGTCAGCCAGCACCATTAACTCCAGACAAACCTAACATTATTCCATTGCAGCAATCGGTTCACTCAACAATTGGCAATCCTCTGAGTAATCCGTCTTTTGGAAAGCATTTTAAAGCACCTCCAGAGGGATACATCTCAATGGGCAACGGTTACGCAATCTACAAAGGATAAATTATGGCAGGATCACCACAGGGCGGAATCCCTAACGTAAACCAAGCGGCGGCTCAAGGCGTATACGGAGCTGGGCAAGGCGCTGCTTTTGAAATGGGATATGCGCCGCAACAAGTTCAAGCTGGGCAGCTGGCGACGACTGATCTTTCTCAGTATCAAAATCCTTATACGCAACAAGTTATTGACGCTCAGGCGCAAGACGTACTGCGTAATGCTCAAATTGGTATGAACAATCTTGGAGCGCAGGCACAAGCGGCTCAAGCATTTGGCGGATCTCGACACGGGATAGCCCAAGCGGAAATGGGGCGTGGCGTTGCCCAAATGCTGGGACAACAATCTGCCGCACTTAGGGCGCAAGGATTTCAAAACGCACAGCAGGCAGCTCAAGCTGATATTGCCAATCGAATGGCGGCAGATCAGTTTAACGTTGGCAGTGGACTGCAAGGTAGTCAGCAACGGTTAGCCGCAGGAAATCAACTTGCAAACGTTGCAAATCTTGGTTTTGGCATGGGACAGAAAATTAATCAAAACATGATGCAACAGGGAGCGCTACAGCAGGGCATACAGCAGGCATTGATTGATGCAGCCAAACAGCAATATGCTGGATACACGAATGCACCGGCGCAATCGATTAACTACGCCAGCAATGCGTTGCAAGCGGTGCCGGGCGGTGGTGGACAAACTCAGACAACGAGTAGTTCGCCGGGGCTGTTTGGAATGTTAAGCAGTGTTGCAAGTATGGCGTCTAATCCAGCGGTTCAAGCAGCGTTTATGGGATCAGATGAAAATCTAAAAACAGATATTACGTTAGTTGGCAAAGCAAAAAATGGTATTGAAATATTTACTTGGAAATGGAACAAACTTGCCAAGAAACTTGGATTAAATAAAAATCCAGAGGTAGGCGTCATTGCTCAAAAAGTTATGAAAACTCATCCAGACTTTGTTAAGCGTCATAAGGACGGTTACTTAATGGTTAACTATGAGGTGCTAAACGTATGATGATGGGAGGGCCTACGCTGCCGGGAATGCAGGGAATGGGGATGTCCCCAGCTCCTTTGAACGAAGAGCAACTAAAACAGCTCCAAGTAATTATGATGCAAATGCAACCGCAACAAATTGGAAGCGGAGTTAACGTTGCTCAAGGCATGATGACTCCAGAGCCGCTTAGAATGAGCGGCGCTCCTAGCGCTGGCATGGGCTTATTAGATATGCCATCAGATATGGGAGGCATTGGAGCGCAACAACCTCCAATTAGCGCCGAGGGCGCTCAAAACTTAATGGATATGTTTGGCAATGCTATGCCAGCCGGTGATACGTTCCAGCGTGGGAATTACATCGCTGGTATCGATGAGTCAGAGTTTAAACGACCAATGAGTAGTGGATATACGCTTATGCCAAATCTTGGTTTTCCAGCATACTAATAGGAAATAATATGGCGATCGGATTACTTAATCTAGACGAAGAATTTTTCAAAAGACAGCAAGGAGCGGCATCTGACATGAGTGCGTTGCGCGATGTAGTTGGAGCTGTCGGAGAAAGGATGGCAACAAAAAGAGGATTGCAACAGCAAACGCCTCAATTAGTCCAGCCGCAAGAAAACAGAATGGTTCCGATTGTGACAAAAGAGCCTAATCCTCTTTTGGTTATCAATCCCGGCCCTCGAGGAATAATTTCAGAACCGGGTCGTCAGTATTCGCAAATGGATATGCTTGAAATGGTAAACGCTGGTCGAGGGGACATAATTGCCCAAGGCACTACTTATCCGCAGGGCCAAACAACAATGTTCAATGCTGGTCAAGTAAGCGCTCCTATATATGAGATGGATACGTCTGGGATAGCGCCAATCGCGCCAGAGGTGCAGGCAATCAAGGCGGTCGAAAACGAAGAAAACAGGTCTGGATCTGGAAACGAGCAATCTACTTTTTTAAAACGTTTGTACGCAAACTTAAAAGACGATCCAAGAGCCGCTAGTACATTTTTTGCTGACGCTGCAATGGCATTCAACACATTAAGATTAAAGCCAGACGCTGGACTAAATACAGCGATGCAGGCGAGAATTAAATCTAATACGGATTTAAGAAAATTAAACAAAACGGCGGATTATTTTTCATCTATGGGGACAGTCGCAGGGACTGAAGCGGCTAATTGGATTACAGCAGGTGGCGATCCTAAAGAAGCTATGAAGATCTACAGAGAAGGAAAAACTTCTGCACAGATTGTTAGCTTTTTAGAAAACAGTGACGATTACAAAGATTACGCAGCCATTGCTAAAGAAAATCCAGCAATGGCAGAAAAAATATATGAACAAATCATACAAAAAGAATTAGGCATAACGGCTAAAACAAACACCTCTGGCGTTCAAACAAACTCCCAAGATGAGATGTTTGTTGTGCAATCACAGCCAGACGGAACAACAAAAGTAGTCCCATTGCTTGACTCTGAAGGAATACAAATTAAAGGCAGAAATCAAGCGGCGTTAATTGAAGCGGAATTAGCGCTGAAGCGCTATGACAAAGATGTCCAAAAAGGCATAGACATGGCGCAAGATGCTATGACTCAAACTTACGCCATTGAAGGAAATTTAGCCATATACAGAGAGGCTTTAGACGCTTACGAAGATGGCGCAAAGTCAGGCTTTGTACAAAATCAATTTTTACCAGCATTTAATGATGCAACCTCTAGGTTGAGGCAGGCGGCTATCAGTTTAGGTATTCAAGCAATTAATGAAGCAACATTTGGCGCTCTAAGTGAAAAAGAACTGCAATTAGTCTTAAGTAAAGGTTTAGATTTAAATTTAAAGGGGCCAGAATTACAAAAACATATTATAAGAAAAATAGATGCGTTAGAAAAACTTAAAGTTGAGGTTTCTCGCAGAGCGGCAGAATTGCAATCTATGCCATATACCGAGTACATCAAAAAACAAAACGAAGTAATACAAGAAAATATGAAGTATCTGAAAAAACCAGAGGGAGTCGCAAGAGAAGTTTGGGCTATGTTTAATGCTTCCCAAAGAAAAGAATATTATTTAGCAGGAGACAAATAATATGCCAAATCAAGCCCAGCAAGATATCTTAAATAAAGTAATTAGAGAAGATAATAATTCGTCAGTATCATCCTCTCTAGTAGGGCCGAATGCAGCTCAACAAAAACTTATAGATGACTTAGATATCAAAAGGGGCGGTCTACCAGCTCCTGTTGCGCCAGCTCCCCTCCCAGAAGATCCTGCGGCAATGAATCTTGGAAGGACATTCACTCAAGGAGCAACGTTTGGATTTGGAGATGAAATTGAAGCGGCAATTAGATCTATGTTGCCAGAGGGCATGGGCGGTGGAGAGTATGCAGAAATAAGAAATAAAGTAAGAGAGGAGATTTCAAGATATAAACAACAAAATCCCGGCACCGCTATCACAACAGAACTTGTTGGTGCGATTGTGCCAAGCATTATTGCAACAATGATGACTGGCGGAACTGCTGCTCCATTAACGATAAGCAGAATGGCTGGAATTGGATTTGCAGAAGGGGCTGCTAGTGGATTAGGTTACTCTGAATCAGAAGATTTTGGGGGGCAGCTTGCAGATACTTTGCAAGGCGGAGGCATAGGTACTTTTTTAAATCCAGTCGTTGGTAAAGGCGGAAAATTTGCAATACAGGGAGTCTCAGATTTAATTGATTTCACAAAAAGAAAGCTAGGCAAGCTTCCAGCAGACGCTGTGCAAGCAGAGATACAAAGATTAATTAAATTAACTGGGAAAAACGAGCAGCAGTTAATGATGGACTTTATGGAAGGCCGATACTTATCTGACAATAAAACTTTGCAAAACGCCTTAAAAGCATACGTTATCGAAGGCGGAGAAGCTGGCGCTGAAGTTTTATCTAGATCTGCGGCAAGGGCAAAAACAACCAAGCAAGGCGCTATAGATGCGTTACAAGAAAGATTTGCTCCGGGGATGGAGGACAACGTATTAAGAGGTTTTTCAAGATCTGAAGAGGCGTTAAAAAAAGAGCAAAGCAAAATATACGACAAAATATTTAAAAATGCTCCAGACGACGTAATTACTGAATCCATTCGTAAGAGCATGATGGATGCAGCGCAAACAGTGCCGGGTGCGTTAGACAAAGTAAATGCGCTTTACGCCATGAATAATTTGGTTCCTTTGTTTTCTAAAGATGCGGCTGGTGCAATAACAATGGTTAGGCAGCCTACTTTGCGTGATGCAGAGATGATAAGAAGAGGCCTCTCAGAAGCATCGCAAAAACTTTATAAAGAAGGCGAAGGAAGTTTAGGCGAGGCAGTAAAACGAAAAGAAAAAAGTTTAAGGACTGGCATTGATGAAGCGTCTAAACCATTAGCAAGAGTTAGAGCCGATTATGCAAAAAGATTAAGCGCAAACGAGGCATTTACAGAGGGAAGAAAAGCACTACGCGCAGATGTTGCAGAAACTGAAATGTATTTAGAAAATCTAACTGGAGAGCAATTAAAAGCATTTAAGGCTGGAGTTATGGTTTCGTTAAGAAATCAAATTAACAGGCAAAAAACAACATTTGCAAAGTTGGCTGATGAAGATGCTCAATTTGGCGCTACGCTAAGAATGGTTTTAGATGGTGGAGATGAAAATATTGATGATTTAATTAAAAAATTAGATCTTGCTGGAGATACATCTGAAATTGCACAAAAAGTAAAGCCGGGCGCTGGATCTCCAACAGCTCAATTAGAAAGAGAGCTAAAAAACCAAGGCTTAGATATTTCTGCCGCAGACTTTTTAGATCCAACTATGGGATTTATGAGAGCTGGAATTAAAGCATTAAAACAAAATGCTCCAGAACTTACTGCAGATGAACGTTTACAGGTTATTAGGACTATATTTACGCAAGAGCCAAAAGTCGCATTCAAAGCATTAAGTGATGAAAAAGTAATGGACGCATTGGTAAAGAAATATTCTAGATTAGGTAGAGGAGCTGGAATTTATGCTGGAACTGCCGCGATTCAACAAGAATCACAGCCAGAAGGTTTGTTAAATTCACTAATCGCTCCATAAGGAAAAGTAAATGAAGCCAGAGAAAATGGATGAGGATAGAGTCGAAAGTATCGTACAAAAAGCCGTACAGGATGCCGTTGACTTTATTGAAAGCGAGATCGCTGACGACAGGATCAAAGCGCAAAGATACTTTGATGGTGAAGTTGATATTGGCGAAGAGGATGGTCGATCCAAAGTAGTCGCAACAAAAGTACGCGACACAATACGATCAATTAAGCCGAGTCTATTGCGCGTGTTTTTATCAACTGATCGGGCCGTTGAGTACATTCCATCAAACCAAGATGATGTAACTGTTGCTCAACAGGCGACGCAGTATATGCACTGGGCATTTAACGAGCTTAATGGTTACAACTTATTGAACGATGCGTTTCACGACGCGATGGTTAAGAAGGCTGGCGTCCTAAAAGTTTATTGGGACAAATACACAGAGGCTGAAACTTACTCTTTTACAAACTTAACCGATGAAGAGTTTTCAGCCATAGTTAATGAGGATGATGTCGATGTTATTGAACATAGCCAAGAAATGTCTATCTCCATTGATCAAATGGGCATGGAAATCGAAACTCCTGAGCATAGTGTCACGATTAGTCGAAAAACTGACAAAGGGATGCTACAAGTAAAATCTGTTCCGCCAGAGGAATTTATGGTGGATCGCAACGCCAAGTCTATTGATGACTTTTACGTTGTGGCGCACCGTACCGAGATGCGTGTATCTGATCTCGTTAACATGGGATTTGATTTTGAAAAAGTATCTAATCTTACTGGCATCGGATCTAGCGACACATACTCTGAGATAGAGGACTTTGAGCGTCGCGGATATCAGCAGGAAGAAGAAGAGTCGACCGAAGATTTATCAATGAAGCTGGTCGCGGTGACCGAGGCGTACATGAAGATGGACATCGAGGGAACTGGCGTCGCACAGCTATACAAGTTTATGCTTGGCGGCAATGACTACCAACTCCTAGATTACGAGCCATACAGTGAAGTCCCGTTTGCTGTGTTTGAGGTTGATCCTGAGCCACACGCATTCTTTGGACGCTCTATATCTGATCTTATCAATGATGATCAAGATGCCGCTACAGCGATGCTTAGGGGCGTCCTAGACAACGTTGCGCTGACAAACAATCCTCGTATGGGCATTGTGGACAATCAGGTCAACGTTGACGACGTTCTAAACAACGAAATTGGCGGCATTATTAGGATGAAGAATCCACAGGCGATTGTGCCTATCTCAGTGCCGTTTGTAGCCGCTCAGACGCTTCAGGCTATCCAGTATATGGATGACGCCATTGAGACCAAGACAGGCGTTTCTCGGGCCTCTATGGGCCTTGATCCAGACGCTTTACAGAATACTACCGCTACTGCGGCAAACATCACAAAACAGGCTGGTGCGGCTCAGATTGAGGTTATGTCACGAAATCTGGCTGAGGGCGGCATGAAACGCCTATTTAAGCTCATGCTAAAGCTCTTTATCGAGAACACTGACGAAGAGAAAATGATGCGCATGAACAGCCAGTTCGTGCCGATTGATCCTAGGTCATGGAACTCGAGCATGGATGTTATGTGTAACATTGGCCTTGGCACTGGCAAGGAAGATGAAAAGATCGCCATCCTGCAGCAGACATTACAGATGCAGATGCAGATTTGGCAGAATTACGGCGCTGGCAACGGCCTCGTATCAATGACGCTTATTCGCAACACGATGTCAGACATTATGGCGATCGCTGGAATTAGGAACAGTGATAGATACTTTACGCCAATGAGCAACGAATACGAGCAACAGTTGCTCATGATGAAGCAGCAGCAAGCTCAGGGCAAGCCAATGCCGCTCGATCCCGGTCAAGCGCTCGTACAAGCCGAGCAACTCAAAGCGCAAGCCAAGGCTCAGTCTGACATGGTTAAAATGGAAGTTGACGCACAGAAAGCCATTGCTCAAGACGACCGAGAGCGCGACAAAATGGATCAAGATTTACTTATTAAAGCCGCTGAAATACTTGGCAAGTACGATACATCAGTTGATGTTGAAAACATTAAGCAGGCTCAAAAGGAACCAAGATATCCAGATGAAAGTCCAAGCGGCGCAGTATCTGGCGGTAGATTTTAATGGCGAAAGTTAAAGAAAAAGCATCAAGATTAAAACGGCTTAAGGATGACTCCACATTTAAGGAAGTCCTTGATGCCGTAAAAATGCTACAGGTTAGCATTTTCACAGATCCGAACTCGACCACCGAGGATCGCGATAACGCGCACGACATCATTCGTGCATTATCAACTATCGATGATTACATCAACACCGCCTTGGCGGATGAGAAGATTTTCGATAAAAAAAACTAGGAGATAAGTACCGTGTCAGACACGACTGAAACTCAAGAAGCACCAGCATTCGACGGAAGTATCGAACAGGCAGTTGGTTTAATTACTATGCCTGAAGAATCCGAACAGGT